GTCGATAGCGGCCCTCGCGTCCAGCGTTCAGAATGTCCTGGAAACGGCGGTCGTATTCGTCTTCCCGCCCTTGCCAAAGTCCGCGCTGGTATTCACGCGATAGCCGGGTGATGTCATCCCCCGTCCAAACCCTGGGTGGCGGTGAAGCGCCGGGTGCCGACAAGGGACCAGACCCCCTGCCAGGCGCTGCCAGTTGCGCCAGGGGCACCTGCGCGCCGGCTCCCACTCCAGGTGTGGGTGCCGGCGGGGCATGGGGTGAAATCCCTGACGGTGGCGAAACCGCGGTATGCTCGCGCTTCCAGGCGTTGAAGAAGGCCAGCGTCCGGGCACTGTCCCCGGCGCCGTAGGCTTCCTGGAGCATCGCTATGCGCTTATGCCCCGAGAATGGGTCATACTGTTCAAGCCAGTTGAGGAAATCCGGGTGCCGGTTGACGTCACGCCAGTCCGGCATGGCCCGGTCCAAATCGAAATGAACCCGCTGCTGGGCGGACATCGCCTGCATCTGCTGCTGGCCGCCCTCCAAATTCAACAGGCGCCGCTCATACTCCTGCAGCCGCTGCGCCACCCGCGCCTCGGCCCAGCGCTGCGTCGCATCGATCAGTTCCTGACCGTAGGCTTCCACATCGGTGTTCGGGATCTCCGCCGATGGCGGCTGGGTATAGGTCTGTGGGGGCGGCTGCGGCGGCGCCTGGCGCTGCTGCAAGTTCTCGACCATGGCGCGCAGGCCGTTCAGCTCACCGCGCATCTCGCGCGAGCGGTTCACCTCGGCGTCGAACCGGCCCTGCAGCGAACGGTAGCGCTGTTCCCAGTTTTCCTCGGCCGGCGGGGTTTCCGCTGGTGGCTGTTCGGCCGGCGGTTGTTCGGCCGGTGGCTGTTCTGCCGTCGCGTCGGCAGTTGGCTCCGGCGGCGTCTGGGAAGGGGGAGTGTCCGCCGCCGGGCCGTCTGGCACGTTTCGCACACCAGCCTGACGTGCCATTTCCTCCGCCGCGGCAATCTGGCGGCGGATCGCATCGGGAACCGAGTTCTGGAACTGCGATTGGTCGTCCGGCATTACTGCCTCATCTTCTCAAGCGGCACCGGGGATTGCCGGACCCGGTTCTGCGGCGTGCCGGTGATCTCGGCGGTGAGCATCACCCACATGTCGTAGAGCGCCTTGGCATAGGCCACCTGTTCGACCTTCTGCTCCGCCGGCGCTTGCATCGCGCTGAAAATATAGTCCCAGACCTTCTCGCCGTAGGCATCGAGGAAACGGCGAAAATCCGCGTTTCCGCGCAACTCGCGGATCGGCTCGTGCACAGAATTACCAAGATTAAGGACAGGCATTATTCCAGATCCGGCGATGTCATCGAGTAATCGGTCGGCGTGCCAGGGGTGCTCATCGGCCCCGGCCCGAGGCCGCCGGAGCGGGGGTTGCGCTTGATCCCGCCGCCACCGCCGCGCACGCTGGACAGGCCACCGGATTTCGCCGCCTTGCCGTAATGGCCCATGGCGCGGTCAAGCGTGTCCCCCTTCGTCAGGGTCGTGCTCATCCCACTGTGCGGGCTCCCCAGATCCTGCTGGCGGCTGTTCTTCCCCCCACTCCCCGTCAAGCCAGCGCCAAAGCCTTTCGTCGGTGGCGAAGAGTGACCACCCGAGAACAGTGCTCCACCCGCACCCGGTGGCGGCAGAAATGAATTTCCACGCATGGCTAAACGCCATTGATGCCGTATTTACTGCCGGCCATCTTGATTGGGTTCCAATTGGTGTTGTGCTTCACCCCGCTGCCCTTGGGGTAACTGCGCGACGAGCCGGTCGGACCATTGTCCGAAGTCTTGATATGCGCCTGCGCACCTTCGAGGCGGCCGGTGCTCTCAACCTTGGTTTTGCCGGTATTAGACATTGGTCATCCCCGCTCCTTGCATCATCAGGTTGATCGGTGGCGCGTGGTCGGACAGCGCCGCCGCCCGCGTCTTCGGCTGCTGCTGTCCGACCGCCTGCCGGGCTGGGTTCGGCGGCCCTGCAGCCGAGGTTGGCGGGCCTTTTCCGGGCTGGTTGGCCGCATCGGCGCCACCCGGCGGGCCGCCCGCCTGGCCCGGTCCCTGCTGACCAGCAGCACCCGGCGCACCCGCACCCATCAGCGCCTGACCGGCCGCTTCCATCTGCTTCTGCGCCTGGACCTGGGCCTGCAAGGTCTGATCGTCGGGCACCAGATCGTCCGGCAGACCCAAGCCTTGGGCCAGCGCGCGGAGCAGCCGCCCGCGTCCGACTTCGCCAATAATTGGCGCGTCGATCGGATTGGCCGTGATCTGCAGGAACTGAAGCTGTTTCTGACGCTCGGTTTCCTTCTGCACCGCAACATCGGTGCCCTTGACCCGGATCTCTTCCTCGCCGGTCAGAATGCCCGAGCTGTCGGTCAGCATGATCATGTCATACATGCCTGTCAGCAAAGGCTTCATGACATCGAGGTCGATGTTGGACGCGACCGTCTGGAGAACTTTCGACGAGTTCCCCATCATCATGGAGAGGCCCGAGGCGGTTCTGCCGGCACCGCCCAGACGTTCAGAACCGGTGATGTAGCGCGGGATAGCGGAGATTTCGTCAGCGACATTGGTGACTGACTGATAGATCGCCAGCAGCTCCTGCGCGTTGCTGGGGGGCGCGAAGAAGGTGATCGGGTCACGCCCGTTGCCCATCGGATCGCCCTGCACGTGCCAGCGCTTCCAGGGATAGAGCTGATCACCGGCTTCGGTCGGACTGACCATCTCGTCGTTGATCACCACCTGCGGGCCGGAGCTGATGGCCATGTTGTTGACCATGGCGCGCAAAGTGGCGTTGCAGACTTCCTGGAGATCTTCGAGGATGTCGGGCAGCGCGTGCCCGGCGATCGTGCCGGGGACTTTTTCGTAAGACGTGACGTAATACGGATGGCGCTGGCGCGGGCTCGGGTTGAGCTGCGTCTTGATGGTCCAGCGCCCGACCACCCAGCTCTGCACCATGTAGTCGCGATCCGGGTCGGGGATCAGCTTCGGATCGACGCCTTCGATCAGCAGCGAACGTCCCTGGACATTGCCGTGGTATTCAATCGCATCGATGTAGTGGGAAAAATTCATGGTCGGGTTTTCCCGACCTTCGTTCAGCGCCTGCTCAGTGTCCGGCGCATCCATCCATTCGCGCAAGCCGTTGGCATAGTCTGCCAGCGCAAGCCGGATCGCATCTTCGTTGTAACCAGGCAAGCCAAGCAGATCGTTGAGGTCGGCCCGCGTCAGGCGCTTCCGTTCGATGATCTCCGCATCGGCGATGTTGTTGGCGCCGGGCGTCCAATACACATCGAACGGGTTAACCCGCTCCCAGAACATCTGCGGGCGGTTCTGCAAGCTCGGCTTTCCCTGGATCCAGGCCAGCTTCGGCACCATCCGCACCGTCGGCCCCTTGATCACCGCGAACGGGAACAGCGGCAGGTCGATCAGGAACTCGTTCAGCGCCTCGTAAAACCCGCCCGCGACCAGGATATCCTCGACCTTGTCGGAGGCGGCATCGGCCTGCAGGGTGGCGTTGCGGCGCGCGGCAGCTTGCGCGGCATGCATCAAGCTGAAATAGCGCGTGTGGAGCTGATCGTCGGTGACGGGGGCGCCGGACTGCGCCAGGTTGCCCGCCTCCGACTGGATAAGCTGCATGATGTTTTGGCGGATTTCGTCCGGCACCGGCGGGTCGGGCTGCGGCTGGATGTCCCAGGGCCGGTCGGGTCCGAGATACACATCGCGCAGCAACGAGGTCGCACCGCGACACTTGACCGCCACCAGGCGCGAATACACCTCGGACCCGCCGAACTGACGGATCTGGGCGAGTTTGTCCGCGTCGTATTTACCCTCGAACATACTCTGGGCGCGCAGCAACCGCTGGTTCAGGGGGTTGTTGCCCTGATTGCGGTGGTTGCGCAGCATCTCCCAGCGCCGGCGAATAAAAGCGCCCAGATCGGGCACGGCCAGCCGGTTCTGCCGTGCCGCGATCCGGGCTTCAACTCGGGCGCGATCCTCCCTATCCAGATCGGCGCCAGAGACAACCCGCAGGAAACCATTACCCGCCCGCGCTTGGGCTGGGGGGGAACTAGAGGAAACGCCGGGCAGGGCCTGTGGCATTGTGCGTAATTCACTAATATCGTAGATTAAATTTGGCAACCCGGTTTATTTGGCGATGATCGAGAATTTCGTAGATCCGGACGACGACCCGCGTGTGCACGCGGTTATTGACGCCACCCCGGTGATCGATGGGCCTTCAACCGATCCCCGCATGTCCGCGGCGATGTTGCATGTGTTCGTGAATGATCTGGCGCAGGGCATCAAAACCCACAAGGAAATCGCCACGCGCTACGGATTTCAGGATCTGCAGCACCTGTTTGTGTATTTACAGCGCCATCCGGAAGTGCGCCGGCGCATCAAGGAGCACAAGGCGATCTGGGAAAGCGATGATGCGGTCGAGCTGCGCATCAAGAAGCTCGCGGCGATCTCGCTCCTCGATGCGCTGCCGCAGACCACCAACATCATGAACGACGAGCTGCACCCGCCGGCGATCCGGCTCGATGCACTCAAAGCACATGCGCGCATCGCCGGGGTCGATACCACGGGTGCGCCGAGGGAACGCGGCGGCGAGCTG